ACAGTCTTGTCTGGAAACAGGTAATTTTGGATTCTTTGGTTCTGCAGTTACGCTCGACCAGAACAACTTCTGTGGCATGGGAGTGACTTCCAATGGAATGAGAGGAAACTCCTTTGATACACCACAGCTTGGTATCAGGGCGCAGGTGCAGCATTTGAAAGCCTATGCTTCCACAGTGGATTTGAAGAATGAATGCGTTGATCCACGATTTAAGTATGTCACAAGAGGCTGTGCGGAATATGTGGAGTGGCTTGG